GCCAGTGCCTCCGTCATATGACTGCAACACCGAACCGTGCCGCGAAGACTGTCCATTATTAACAAGATGGAGAAATATAACATTTGATGATATCACAGGGCAGTATATAGAAGGAGAGGATCTTAAATGAAAGGTGTTTCTGTCCTGTCACCTGCGAGATATCGGAAAGCTTGCCCGAGATGCCACTCAATTGCCGTCAGACGTAATAAAAAATATCACAAATGTGCGTTCTGTGGTGCAGAATTTCAGCATCCTTTAAAGGTCTGGGTTGACCCGCGAGTATGTAAACCCTTTACTCCATATAAAGAGGTTATGATGGAGGTGAGAAAGTATTAAAATTTATTGCATTTTTGGCCTATATTATCATTGATAGTTTTAAACCAACTGATAAACAAGATGAAGAGCTTAAAAAGCTCTTTAAATAATCTTTCCTTTTTGTGTTATTTGTCAGCTGTGCAACTTGCGGTATTTTAACCCTTTTGTGTCATTCTCCTGCTGCAATCATTAAACTGTTTTTAATAGTTTTTGGATATATCCAACATCTACACCCTGGTTCTCCTAAACTTGGGCACGCTGCCAATAAATAAACCTGTTTGTCCCTTGCTCTATGGGCCGGCCTTACTTTATCGTCTCCTTGAGTATGCCACGTTACATAATTTATGCCTGTTTCGGCATATAATTCGCGCTTAGTTTGATCCTCAATGACTCTGGATTCTACATAAGCAGATACATATAACCTGTTATTGTATTCTGCCCCCATTGCGTTTAAGAGTTCTTGCCTTAGCTTTTGTGGAGTATACCCGAGATTCTTAGATCGTATTATTACCTTTTCGCAGGATGTTATTAACTCGGGTTTTAAAGATCTCATCCAGTCCTTGAATACAAGGATGCCATTATTTACAACAAATGTGCCACCATAATCTAATAACATTATTTTATACTGTTCAACTTCGTTTTTTGACCACTTTGAAATATCAGAAGGTTTAAACTTCGTAACTTCTTCGCCTGCTTCCATCTGAACTTTTTTAATAATTTCAAGTTCATTGGCCACTGTGTAAAAAATGCGTGGGGCGTGCGCCGCAATTAGACGCGCGGAGTATGCAGCTATGAATAAAGAAACCATGTTTTCGACATATTCTGTCTGGCTTTCTGTGAGGCTTTCCTCTGGGTTTACCCCTTCCTCGGCCACTGCCTCATTAACCATGCTTCAAAAACCCCCTGGTGAGCTTCTGAATGAGATGATTCATAGCGTTCCTGGCATAATCCCATATAATTATTATTAAACATATGAAAACATAAAGTATGGCTATGCAGAAGCCGGCCAAAGCCTTTGATAAATCGAATATATAACTCATAGGATCACTTTGTTAGCGTCTTTGATAAGTTCGTGATTAATACATCAAAGTCGGCTGATAAATCCTTATACAAAGCTTTTGCTAATTCATCCAGCTCAACATTGTTGCCCTGGTTAGATGTTTTGTTTAGGATTGCCCCTGAACCTGTTTTAGTCTTCCTGCTTTTTGATGTGGTTGAATTTGTTGCTTTGGCTTTTGGGGTTTTGCTTCCGGAGACCGTTGACGGCTCATAATTACCGTCATCTTCTTCGGAGTTGTTTTCATCCGAAGAAGACCTATTAAAGCTTCGTATCAGCTTATTATAGTCAATGATACTTTGTATTTTTTCCTCGTCTGCTGGATCAAAGTCTAATTTTGCCCGTATATCCGCCAAATCTATCGCACTGCCTTCAAGCCCGACCTGTACTTGTTTAATACGTATTTCCCTATCGTCGCTCTCCCAGAAGTCATAAGATAGCTTAACGTGCCAGCCGGCGGGAAAACCATTACGGACAAAATATTCATTGACCAGAGCCTCGAATGGGGGAATTAACCACGAATGAGCCCCCTGAATCGCACGATTCAAGAGCTTTAATTCTGATAAATCAGATCCGCCTACCCCGTTACCATCGGATTTAATATCGTCAGTTAAATTAAAATAGTGGTCTATTACGTCCTCTATTTTTTCAATGGCTGAAAGAACATCTATTTTTTGAGTTACTGGAAGAGGTACAATTTCCATGTTTTCACGGAGTAAGTGCTGTTTTGCAGTGCTCCATGATGATATAATACGATGCCCGAGCTCTATATCAGATATACCTCCGGCCCCTGGGTCGGTTGCTTTTTTGGGTCTCGTTATTCTCAAGAAAAATATGGGGGCTCCTGCTCTTGAGATTGCTTGCAGCTCGACGTTCCATCCGAATTTTATCATATTGATGTAATCATATAGTGGGGAAAGCTTAGAATCTCCTGCCAGTCCCTCGTCTCTGGGGTTTTTGACAGTCATAACATTATGTATCTGGATAGTTTCCCCGTCCTCTTGGACCTGCCAGTATTCAGCCTCTCCGGTTGTCTGGTTTATCGTTATACCTGGAAGTAGAAAAGAATATGTTTTGTCATACCCATCCGGAGCTCTACAGAAAGACCACGCAGGAAGGTGACGTAAAGATGTTAAAATGTCCCTACCTTCTATAACTTCCCATACCGGATTATAGATGGATATTCCATAACAGTCTGTATCAAACTTCGCTTGTTTGATTTTTTCAGCTAATACACACCCTGCAACTCCAAGCATATTTTGAATGTCTTTTGTTACTTCCTCGTCAAGTTGCCCATCCGGGTTAAATCCCTCGGCTTTTAACGCTGACGGGAAATAGAGTACGTTATTTAGGTTTAGATTTCGGGCAATGTGGGGGTTTTCAATCATCCTTGTTAATGTTCTGATATTGAATGGATCAGTTTCAAAACTTTGCCCTGTTGTCGATAAGTATACTATTCCTTCAGAGGTTCCGCCCTCCTTTGAGGACACTGATTTATTTAACCGGTCTTCTATTACGTCGGTATAAGTCTGCCCCTCTGACTTGGAGCCTTTAAGTAGTTCTCTTGCTTTCGGTGTCACTTTGATATTAACCAAGTTATTCATACTATGGATAACAGCCCTTTCGTTTATATAGCCCTAATCTAAATAATTTGATTATATTTTTTCTTCATAACCTCCGTCCAGTAACTCCACGACATCATCTGAGGTGCTAGTCTCAACGCTGCTTTGAACGTTGTTATTAGTTTTAGTGTTGTTTTTGCTTATTGTGGCTCCTTTTAACTTTTCACTTATCGGAGATGGTAATAAATACGTCATAAACAGAGGTAAGACGTACTCAGGCGTTAACGATCCTTTCATAATAAATGCCATAATACACGTAATGAAGCCCACTACGGATATTATATTTATTATACTGTTCTCGGTCAATTCTACTTTAATACAATCACTTCCCGATAATTTAAACGAATTTATAATATATAGCGGTTTGTTATCGTTTTTACATTTGATAAACTTTAGAAGGTGTCGATAGATTTAGCTGATATATATCGACTGGTGCATTTTTCATATGTGGCCGGTTTTCGGTAATAACATCGCCCTCTATCCAGTCCCCTGAGAATATACAATAACGGATAGAATCCATTGCATCGTCTCGGAACTTTACAGGTTCCTCGAGGACAATACCGTCCTTGTTTTCTTTATATTTATACCCCTTAATTTCAGTGATAATCCTGGGAGAGTCCGAAGAAATATGGAGCTTTCTAGATTTCACTGCATCAATTCCGGCTATTACATCCTTCCTAGCAGGCAATACATTAAATCCATGATATTGTACTCCGTTTATTTCCTTGTTTTCACATAAACTTTGGATTTGGTCCGGCCTTGCAGAGTCCGCCCATATTTCAGCCGTTGGGGACACGTCATTTTCATTCATCCATATATAAAGATCTTCTGTAGTCTTTTTTTCTCTAGCATAACGCTCAACAATGTAAGGGGTTCCTTCAAACATATAGACCTGAGTCAACACAGTATAGTGATTAAACCCGAAGTCCAGCCCGTAAGCAGTGGGAGCATTAAAGATGTATGCCGGCCAATCCGCAGGATTTTCAATCATATAGTTTTTATATATAATATTTTTTAGTACCCCTGGCTCACCTAAGCAATAGATTCTATAATAATTTTCATCGGAATCTATGAGCTTTTCCAGACTACGAACAAACGACCTTGATAAGAACCTTATATTATCATGATAAGTGGAATGCATTACCAAAAAGTTCTTTTTGTCCTCTATTGCCTCTTCTGCGAGCTTTACACACCAATGATTAGAATCAATCGGGTTAAAGCTCATAAACATGTGTGTGTTTTCGCTCTCACGGTCCCTAGATAGCCTAATAGTGAGCTGCAGATAATCGTCCTTTGTGAATTCCGTGCTTTCTTCTAACCAAAGGTCGGCAAACTCTCCACCCTTGATCTTCTCGGGATTATCAAGCGATAAATAATATAGCCTGTTCCTTCCTACTTCAAAATAATGTTTTGTCTTATTTTCTTTATACGGCACTCCCCAATCAGTCAGAACGTCTTTTAGGACTAAATAGGTCGTGGTAGCCATCGAGGGAAATGTTTTACGAAGTATTGCACGCCTCTTACCATCATTGCTGCACAATAGTGATAAAAAATACTGTGCTATTGACAATGATTTTCCTGACCCTGCGCCTCCATAAAATATTTTAGTCTTCTGTGGCTGTGTAAATTTAGACCAAAATCTTGTATTTTGGTAGGTATATTTATTATTAGGAGTGCCACCCTTATAGATGTCTACCTCCGACCTATTTACCATTCTGCGCCCTCTGAGTCCTCTACATCCTCTGTTTCTTCCGTAACTTCCGTAAACGTTCCCTCTATTATTTCGTCTTCTCTGTCGTCTTTTCCTCCATCTATAGGGACTAATCGTATAATTACTGGTTGCCCTGTATCAGATTCAAATTTCTTAACTTTGTCTAGCCCTAATAAAGCCGCCTTCCTAGCAGCTATTTTTATCCAGACCTCTACCCATTTTCTAGCCTCTGGTGAGCGTCTATTATTTTGCTCATCATCATCCGAGGTGTCGATTTGGAAATGCTCTATCCATTTTAGCACATTACTTTCTTGCTTTTCGAGTTTTGCAAGTTCAGTATAAACATGCTCATTTAATGTTACGTTGGCTCTGTTAGCCCATATTTCGCGCGTTTGATCTAGATACCTGCCTGCTGTTGTATGTGATATGCCTAGTTCCTGGGCTACCATTTTCAAAGTATAATGTTCCTCATAGTACAACCTAACGGCTTCTAATCTCCTTTCTTCTTTTTCCAGCCGTCTCCGTGTGTTTGTCGCTGTTGGCTGAGACATATAATAGAAATATACATACCTCATATAAAAAATATGATATTGAAAGCGTCCCTACAATTCCCGCTATAATTGACTTCAATAGAAATAGGCTATATAGTGGATTTTATGATAGTTTAAGTGTGTTGTATTGCTCGATTTTGCCATTAAACCGATTTAAAGCATAGTTTCCAGTGGAGTTATATTCACTTGATTTTCACTAAAATTGTAGTATCGGATGCCGTCATCAAATATCGACCAGTTTTTAGCACCCCGAGGACTGGTTTTCTACTGGAACGTTTTGTAGGCTTCATTGAGGTAATTTAATCGAGTAGTGAATGATTAACTATATATAGTTATAAAATTAATTAGATACGTAGAGGTAATGTAATGATAGACCTAGCAGAAGAAGAATATCACACTATAAAAGAGTATAAAAGACGACGAAAGCAGGAGATTAATGTAAGAAAGGATTCTATCAAAAGAGGTATTGGGTATAATTCAATAAATCAACCCTTTCAAGATAGTGTATTTCATCACTTTTTTATGGGGAATGATGGTTCCGGCGCATATATCCCAAAAAGCCTACATGACCAATACCCTCATGATAGAAATGACCGCGAACAGATGGTTAAAATAAACAGCGAAGTATTTAAATGGTTATCTGAGAATCAGAATATTTGTTAATAGTGTTTTTTTTACTTTTTTTATTTACTTTTTAGAACCTTATAACTCACTTCCTTGTTAGTCAGTGAGTATATACTATAGTCTCCACTATCACCGGATAACTCATTGACGGTTAGCCGGTCAAAATCCCCTATCATATAGAATGCCAATATATTATATATTCTTTACTATTCAATCATATAAAGCCTGGGCTCGTGTAGATAACTGTTAAAAAAAAGGAATGGTAACACAAGCTTTAAAAATAATTCGGCCTGAAGAAATCCATTGTGTAAATGGGGAAACGTCAGGCCGTCCGGAGGTTTTAATTCATCAGACACAATAGAAAGGGCGGCTATCCTTTCACTCGCAAGAGTCGAGCAAATCATATAATACGTTATCCATATTTATATCTTACTATGTATTGATGTTATGAAGTCGGTTGTGGGCATTCCTGCTAATTTGGCAGCCTGCTCGAAGCTAACCTTTTGCTCAAAATAAAGATCTCTTGCTATTTTTACCCTATGTTTTAAAGCCTTGAATAATGGGAACCCCTTTCTTATGTACGCAGGCTCATTAATAGCCGTGAATAGTACCATTTGGTCACTTGTAAAAGATAATGACATTTTCAAAAAGTCGTATAAACATTCTGGGTCAAAATACGGATGTCCCGCGTATATAAAGGGTTCGTCACGCTCCATTATAAGAGCTTGTACTCCCAGATCCGTTAATATCGGGATAGAACTCCCTGGTACAGGCTTTATAAGTTGCAATTGTGTTGCAAGATTCCTTATTTGTTCTAAGAGGGTACAAATCGGTATATTATAGCCTGGAACAAATAATGCACCAACATCGCCATCTTTGTATTTTGTATAATAAAAATATGCATAAGTTACATGATCGAAATTAATAGTACTGCCGTGGTTGTGTGCCGTTATTATGGCTTCTTGGTGTAATATACATTGTAAAAGTGTACATTTTGCAATTTTAACATTGTATGCCAAATCTAAAACATTTTTTTCCGCTCCCTCAGTGTCAAATCTTAGGAAGTTATTGAATTCTCTGAGCTCCGGAATGTCTTGAAATGTCTGCATTGGAAATGCCGTCCCTCGGGTGTCTACTTCCTGAGAATCGATAAGCTCAAGCTTTGATAGGTGTTTTGAAACATTTAACATTTTATTTCACTCTCCCTCTTGCTGCGTGTTTTATAATTTCCAGTGGAGTTGGTTGGTTTATATAACCATCGTTTCCACTGGAACTTATACTTCTTTACAATCTTGCGCGGTTATTGTTTGTAGCTCTAACAAATAAGATAATACTTCAATTCTGGCATCAATTGCCGACGGAAATATTAATGTTTCTGCTACCACAGTCCAGTCAATTGTCTGGTCTTTTACTTGGCATGTTAAGCTTCGTATAGTATCGAGGTCGTCATGCCATGATTGCCTGTGATCGTTATTATCTTGATGTTCCTGGGACACCTGGGTAGCTTGTGAGTAGCTAATTTGAGTTCCTTGATCCTCTGAGGTTATAGATTGGGGTATTTTTTCCCTCTCCCTCTTTAATATTAAGATCTCTGCCTCTAGTTCGGAGATCCTTTTATCAAGGATTTCAGAAGGAGTATTTAATTTTATATACTCCTCCATCATGTTATTTATTAGTTCGGATAATGTAGTACCTTTTATAGGGGCTATCAATTCGACCATTTTTTTTAATTCAATGTCTAAATATAGGCTAACCCCTGCCTTTTTACTCATATGTGACCACTTTCTATATTTTTTGATGCCACGAATCGGCTAATATCCTGGATGTGCTTATTTATGATATTTGCACAAACGTAGTGCACCCGCCCATTAAATACATCTCCGGAAGAAATTGAACTGTACCAGTGCACAATTTCAGTATTGAACATTGTTTCCAAAAAGTCTTTTAGCCTGGACAGTTCCGGAATTGTAAATGCTGCGATGTCCTGATGTTCAAGTCGGATTAATATTTCCTGCCCTTTAAATTCCCTCATATGCGGCCCTCTCATGTTGTTTTAAATACTCATTTGACGTTACGGGTATGATCTTTAACATATTCCAGCGTATCAGCGTTTTAGACATTGCTTCCTGTGCTAACGATAGCGACGTATGCCATGACACGTCTACCCATTCGCTAGTCTCGTCATTCCTGGCAATAATAATAAATCTGAAGGTCTTACTGGTCACTCGATTAAATATTTGCCCGTCACAGTGTCCTGAAAGCTTCCGGTTATTTTTCATTCACACACCATCATTTTGTCGATATCCATTTCTCATCAAGTTAAGTGTACTCGGCAGTCTTTTAATTCGATCCCTGACCTCTTTATATTTACCACAACGCTGCCCATAAACTACCCTAAGCGTCTTGATAACTGCATAGTCTGGGTTAAGCGTATCTATAGCGGAATCAAGTTCTTTCAAATCTTTGCTTTCACGGAGTTTTTTAACAAACCTGCGACCATATAACAGCTCTGCGCGGTATGAATATACACTTGGGCATTCTCTTTTAATTCTAGGTATCCTATGAACTTTATTTTCTGACATTTATAAAACCTCTCGTTATAACATATTTCACTTATATTATATGCAAAAATAAAAAAAATAATTGGTTAGATATTTAGATATTATCCTGGTAGGGGCATGTATTACATTTAGGCCCTTTCCAACATCCAAACATTACAATACAGGGGTTTAATGTTCTTATTGGCTTTAGACCCTCTGTCCACAGGAGAAGGTCAGCTATATCACATAATTCAGGTTGGCCCCATTCATTTATATCTGTTTGAAATGAAACCAACGCCATTTTAAGAGCGTGGTCATAATGGTGCAGCATACCTTTATGGGGTTGATTAATAAATTGTACATAAAAACCCTCGCGTGGGAGCATTCCTTTTGATGTGTCTGCTTTTGTGTAAGTCATTTTCATTAACCTCTATATACTAAATAATCACCATATTATATATACTTTATCATCTCCTGCGTCTCCTGGTAATTCGGTAATTAGGTAGTGTTTTTAAAAAATCATTATATTTATGTTTATTAATTGCCCAATTGTATAATATTTGAGATTTGATGAATTCGACAGTATCAGTATATTTTTCGTGCCCTTCATTGATGTATATTGAGGCTAATAACGATATGATTACTCTTTCCTGCGTGACCTTTGCCTGGGCAGCGATTGCCTTAACTAAGCTGTGGGACGGCACACGTATCGTGATATTGCCTTTTTTGCGCGGGTTAGACTGCACTTGAAACTTTTCAAAGTTTTGAGTTACGTCATCGTTGATTCTTTTAAATTCTGTAATCATTGCCTCAATTTCAAAGTTCCCAATTCTAGACAACCAACATAGTAGTATATCGCATAATTCAACGTGGTATAAATCACATGAATATGACACACATTTGACAAAATCGTGGAAATGTAAGGTTAATATATGCCCTACAGTTGTTTCCTGCCTGCTCATTGTTTGACCTCTGGCTCTTTATACTCGCATTGCCTGACCCAACCATATACTAAGGCGAGTTGTCGGATATTTTCCCAACATATGCATTCTTGGTGTTCTCTGATTTTTACAGCACTCGCGGGCAAGATTATTTTAGTATACCAATTTACAACACTAAAGATTATTAATACATAATACCCATTGCATTTTTTTAGTTTGTTGTTCTGGTCTCTATAAAAAAAGAAATTGCCTTTTTTATATTCATCGGGTGACTTTTTAATCCAATCGTTCGTTATTTTCAATACAAATTCTCGACCATCTTTATCTTCATACATTTTATGGTTGGATCTAGACTTTTTACACCCTGGCATGATATCAGCTATAAAACAGTCTCGAAATGCGCTATTTTTAGCAAGATACACCTTATCTTTAGTTTTCCATGCCGTCTTAATATTTCCATTGTTTAGTTTATCAGTGCATTTGTAGCTCATTTGTAACACTCCGGTATTCTCGATCTGCACATTTTAAATATTTTATTTTGCCGCTTCTTGATGTCCTACTGATTAATGCAATGTCTCTTAATGGGATGCCTGATATTTTGATAGCTTCAGATTTCGTTTTTGCAATAACTACTTTTTCCTTTTTGTTGACATGTATGTGATACTCTTTAAAAACACGCATAAGCTCGTGTAAACTATAATTTGTTCCTTCTAATCCCAGAGCTTTTGGAGTCTTGACATACGTTAAAAGTAGCTGCGTATAAGCTTTATTATGGTTCAGTAAATCCGAAAACTCTGTGTTCTTCATACCCTTGATAGGGGTATGGATAACCAAACCTGATTTGTTCCTTCGTACCTTTCTTTTCTTTTTAAAGTCGTCTCCTATGTGTATTGATTTGTTCATGTTAGACCTCCGGATAATCTTTCATCCTTACACATTTTTTACAATTCTCAGGATTATAACCATCTTGCCCGTCTGGCTGTATACATTTGCCTCCAAATGGACATGTCGGTATTATTCTCCTGGTTACTTTTGGATCTAAATTACTTTTATTTCGTTTTTTACTCCGTGGAGGCTTGTAATTTGGTTTTACTTCGCTTCCCTCGAGATTTGATTTGTCGCGCCTGCTCTTATATTGACTCTTGCTCATGGTTATTATTCCGGTGTGTATTTTGTTACTATTGCAGTATCTCCTATTTTATTCACAATTTCGTCATATGCCTTATCTACGGCCTCTTGAGTTCCAGTTACCTGAATAATATACTCGAGTGTCCCTCCATATTTATCTCCCTCAGTGTCTTCTCCGTCGCTGTCATTTGATATCTGGACATACTCATATTTGATTTGAAAATTCTTAACCATTGCTTTTGAGGTTGGTTGAGATGTTTTTAAATGCAAATAAAAGGTAACTCCATCGTTTGAAGTGATTTCCTGGTCAATGGATAACTTAACCGGTTTGTAGGTATTAAAGCCAGATTGGAGTTCTTTATTTGGATTTATCAACTTCGTACCATCTTTTAGCAAGTATGTACAGTATGCTTTTGCTCCGGATTTTTCCGCGCAAATGTTCACCGTTAATTCAATAATTTTAAGAGTATATCCGGATTTCCCAGATATTTTAACGGTTGCTTCTGGATGCTTATTAGTCGATAGCTCATAATCTGTATATCGAGTTGTAAATATGTATTTAGCGTCTGAATTATATACTTTTGACTCAGACATGTTTCTACCTCACTTGAATATCTTGGCTCCGTCTGGGAGACTCGATAAATAATTAGTTGCATTTTTAACTTTTATCATCATTACAACACCGGTCTCCGATTCAGAGTTATTGTTATTGTCAGTTTCTTTGTGATCGCCTTCTTCTACCGATTCATAAGTGTTCAATATATTACCGGCCCCAATGCCTTTATTGTAGGCTCCGGAGTTGCTACCTATCATGTAAAGTGACCCATCCAAATATAATTTAGGGTCCACTTGTGTAGTTGTCCCGTTTGCGTAATAGTCCTTTTTATTTTTATAAAACATATTATTGCTACAAACTACCGAAGTTGGAACTTTAGATGTTTTATCAATGGCTGTCCCTGCCGTGCTATATATTTGCTTTCCTGCGACGCAACCAACAAACATATTGTTTTTGACCTGGACTTTATATCCTGATCCTGCCGGTTTAATGCCTATCCACGGGCCTACAGTTACACCTGACCGGCAGGCAGTAAATAGGTTTTGAGTTATTACACCATTCCATCCATCTATACATATTGCACCAGTTGAAGAACAGTTTTTATAATGCCCGCCCTGGCCGCAACCCTCATAGGTGTTTTGGTATATGTTCAGGTCGCTTGCCGCGTCGGTAGCCTGCGCATAAGTACCTATAACCCAAATCCCCGGACCATCAGTATTTTTAAAGTAATTATTGAAAACATCGTAGCCTTTCGCAGTAGTTGAAGTTTTTGAGTTTTCAAGCTGGACACCTGGACCCGTACTTATACCGGTATGGATCTTATTTTCAACCCAATTATTGAAAAACTGGGCTTCCTTACATGCTCTAAAGCGGGTTCCACAATTCGTCCTTATATAGAATATGCTGTTTGATACTGACACATTTTTGCTGTCTTCGATGAATATACCATCGTGCCCACAGTTAGACACCCTAAACCGTGTTATATCGGTATCGTTGGCATTCTTTGCTCGGATTCCGTCACCTAAAGAGTTTTCAACATATAACAGATCGCTGGAAAATCCAGTAGTGTTGATTAGATGGATAAAATTGTGGAATCCATCACCACGCTCAAACTTTTGTTGAGTGTCATTTCCATCAAATCTTATCCCTCCAACTGAGGCATTTTTTCCCGTTATATCAATTATCGCCTCTTGTTCTCCAAAATCAGCCTCCGATACATTGGCGTTTAATTTAAATACTGGCATCTGAGCATATATCAGATTTCCAAATAGCTTATAAGAACCTGATACGCTCATCCTTTCATTTACTGCAATCCTTTGATTCTTAGCAAATTGGTAAGTTTCTGGCCCGAACTTATCGAACTTCTTTTGTAACTCCGAAGTGGTAGAAATATTTGATACATCAATCATCAGTACTCAACTCGTCTATTGATTTAAGGATAACTTCTATGTTTTTATCCAGATGAATAAATTTTGTGGGAGCTCCTTCAATCTGCACCCTGGATATTATTCCTCCTTTTTCAAGTTCAGATATATGGTTAGTCACTGTCTGCGATGTCAACCCTGTAGACTGTACCAGTTTTCTTATATATACTTCCTGGTTTAGTTCAATCATTCTGTAAATTTCCGCAAGTATTTTGACCCTGCTTGATGCTCCGAATACTTTTAGCAAATTTTTGGTCATGTTCCACCTTATGAGATTAGGAAGCACACAAACCCAAGTACAGATATCCCAATTGCAACCCATCCGGCAATAGTTCCGGCGGTCATGTGTATGTCATAGTTTCCGAGTGTTAATATTTTACATTCTTGCATAATATCACCACTAATCTATAAGGGGCAGGGTTATATATAGTTTATCATCGGATGAATAACTATATATACGGCAGTGATCTATTATGTTATACCGTTACGGAGGTACACCTGTTGTTAGAAGCAAAAATAAAGAAGAAACATAAAGACTTGACCGTAATACAACTTATGCATAAGTCCGAAGCTGAACCGGCAGGACTTAATCTAAGGTCGTTTAGTTGTACTGACTGGTCATGGAGTTTAACCGATGATCACCGGTATTTTGTTATTGGATATTCGGACACCTATGTGATGTCTGATTGTTGTATAGTCGATCATATCATAATGGAACATAGTAGCCCCGATAATATGAATGAGTCGTTAATGAGTATGTTGAATAGGCATACCCCCGATGAATTCGCAAAACGACTATATGCATACTGTAAATCCACATTGAAAGCCGATTCAAACACGACAGCGAGTGAGAACGTTAAGACAACATATTCACTGTCAATGTTTGGACCAAATCAAAATACGAAAACGTGGTTATACTATCGGCCAGTTACAAGAGACTGGACTGCCCAATACATAGATAAGGGAGTTTATAAAACCGATGACATTAGTAAATTTATTGCATTTATAAATACCCTTGATATGTCAATGATCGATATTGATTTGTATGTATCAAAGTTCAAAGCATCCGGAGCCGGAACAATTGAACATATAATGTTAAAGGATTTGTTCAAAACGTTCTTTAAAGTTCCAAAATTCTACTAAAATACGTGAAAATATGTACGTTATTGAAACATATGATAACTTATTGAGGAATGATTGAAATGGCATACCCAAATGGAAACAGACTAAATCCAAGCCCTTTAAAATTTGGTGACATTGAACAATACGTTAACGTGATGCAAGCCTTTAGCTCCTATGAATTGCCGAGCTTTAACATCGTCTCCCCACTAGGCCCACTGACTGAGAGCCTTGTAAAGAGCCATTCAAAAATGCAAGATGAAACCGAATCCAATGTTAATAAAAAATCTCGTGATCTAGAGTTACGGGATACTCTTTCAAAAGCTTCAACATCTACTACCGTAAAGCTGCCGGATACCTTGAAGGAATGCAAGCCTCTAAACACGCCAGAGGTCTTGGAAGCTCTAAACTCCCCGTTAAATCAAGCTTCCGTAACATTCCAGCATGACCCATTACACGGCATAGAGCGATTTAAGCTTATAAGCATTCAAAACGTTCTGCCCGTTAATGAACTTCCAGTGCTGTATCTATATGGTAGAGCGGCCTTTTATGAATCGGCCTGTAATGACGGTACAATGAAGTATCTTACGGTCAGATATGAAGGAGTGACAAAAAGGTATCTGATCGGTAAAGCAGTTGTAGACAAAAAGGAACTCGCGTGGATCATTCGCACTATGAAAATTGCCGGCTCGTGCCTGGTCAATGTAAATAAGAAGATTAAAAAAGTATCTTCTAAAGCAGGTAAAACATTTACTGTGAATATCTGAACAGGTGATTACATGGTTGATTGTGGGAGCTTCAGGGCTCCCTACAGATACGAAGGAATCGTAAATAGTTGCCTTAGATTTGATAATTGTCAAGTTGAAGATCTAAGACCGCGAGAAATAAAGAAGGTTATATTTGGTATTCGGGTTAATGATGTGGAGGAATAATATGTCGAAAGCTAAAAGGTTTATTAATTACCATGTGTCCAGAAACTCGCCTTATTATGCAAATTACTTTTTAAATATTGCTCAAAAATGGGTTAGTGAAAATTTGAACAGTGACGCGTGGAATGGACCGCTTTACATAATGTATGCTACTCGAGACCGGTATTCAGTCAGGTTTATTGGATGTGGCATAGAACTCTGGGTTCCAAAAACCGAGGTTAGGTTATGCCGGTAAAATATGACCTGATTAAATATACCTCGTGGTCTACTAAGATGAAAATTGCCTTTTGGTGTTTCCATCCATTCAAGTATATTTCATTCTTATATCTAAAATGGAAGTATAAAGGTTATTTATAACCTTTATCTATCTTTTTTTATAGTCGTTTTGTGACAATTTGGGCCCCTGCAGCGGAGACTATTTATCCCAATTGTGTTATGACTGGTTAATGTATACTCTGTTTAGTTTTTTAGTTAGGTATTTGATAGTATATTCCGTTGGAGTCATTTTAACCCTATTTAAATCAATCGTTGTTTTATATCCACTGCCTTCTTCTAGCATATGTTGAACTTTTGCAACAACGTAAGTGCCGGATACTGTAACCCCTTTAAGGTCCAGAGTCAGAAAATCGACTTCTACTAAGTCCCCTTTCTTTGCGTCTGGTGTCCCTTCCAGAGTGCAAGAGATCGATACATAAGGTTCGTTTGACCCTTCTAATAGCCCTTCAGCTACCTTCAAACACAACGATGTCGATAGTATCCATGAGTAGGTATCAAGCGAATACCTGGGCCCATATAGGGCAACTGAGGCAGTGTCTGAGGCACTGGCGGAGTACGGTAAGCCTGTGCTTTCATTAGTCCCTCCATTTACATAGCGATAAGTTTTAACATCCTCGCCAACAAGGTCCACGGTTGCAGCTAATAACCTATTACTTCCTTCTTTTATTTTGTACTTCCATGTTTCAACAGTAGGCAGCGACTTAAAGGTTAGATAAATGTGCTGTAACACTCCCCATCTATCATATTCTTGGCGGGTATCGAAGTACATAGTATAACCGGATGCTTCTTCGATGTCCTGCATAACAGTTGATAGGTATAATTTTTTAGCCTCAACGTTGAACGCCGTAAAGGTTAGACCTGCCTCTACATCATCGGCATTATATTCAACCCTGCTTAATTTATCAGCCTCCGCCATTAGGGTTGATATGATCGTTTTTGCGTCTACGGTTGTAGCCCAATTATGAGATACTAATTCAAGGGTTTCAAAAACCTCATAAATATGCCCGACGCATTGAAGTGTTACAGTTGCCCCGTTGCCGTAATCTTTTGAAATGTTCTGAACTTTTCCCTCAAAAATCGGGACCATTACCACAATTTCTTTAGGATGATAACTTATCGATACACTGAGTTTGATTACGTCATCAAATTCTATTGATGTCATGGACTGCACACCAGAAAGCTCTTCATTCGCTATAACTTTTATACTTGCTTCTGGCGAGTTCTCAAATGGCAAACTATCAGCCGTTGAAAACGAAATAACCGGAGGATAATAAATTTCTCCGGTTGCTTTCTGAATCCGTGCCTCGTATTGATAAAGTCGTATCATGATTTACCCTCGTTATGATATTATCTGTGTGTCTCTGTATTCCACGGACAATACAGCACTACATTTACCATCTCCCCCTACCTCTACACCTATTGAATTAGGGTTTATAGTCGAGTATATTTTTAGTCTCCTAGCATCGATGGTGTCCATCGACCCATAAATTAGCATTTGACCGAACTTACAGGATTTCCCAGACAGGTTGTATATTTTCACGTAATACTTATGGTTGCCTCGGACTGGTTCATGCCCTGCAGCATCAAGAACCCTTACAACCTCGGAGTTTTCCACCGCAGTAGTTGTATTAGAATCCACGTCGTAAAATGTACCTGGACCGCTTCCGGTGTCAATTGCAAAAGCTATCTGAGGTATTCCGGCAACAACCAACATTTTGATGAAAGGAACTCCTGAGCATGGATAATAAGATGCCATTGGAAACGTAATAGACCCGCCAGATGGAATATATATTGTCTGTGTGCTAGCATCTCGGGTAACTCCTCCAACGATTTCATGAGCATTAGAGATATAATTATCGTCTGCGAATGCTTCGAGGTATCTATAACTACCAGTGCAATTTTTATTTATTTCCGCCTGATATCCTGGGGGCAGGCTCTCGCATACCTGCAATACTATCCGTGGATCGTAGGTATTGTATATATAAATAGGTACATCTTTTGTAAGCGAAGCGTTAAGAACTTCTTCAAACTGATACCAGAAAGCTGTAACGGTCCCTACATATCCGGTCTTTGAGTTTCTAATATATAACCTAAATTTAACTTCTTCATTTGTGGCACTTTGCAAATTATACTTTAATGTGTACTTCCGATACTGTAACGAGATCTCGTTAGTGGTGTACATTGATATATCGGTTTCCACACCACCAAATAAAGACGCTGCTTGTATCGTTGTTTTACAATAGATGTAAGCTAATGAACTATTTATTTTGAACTTAAAGGATAGTCCATTAAGCTTGTATACAGACCCCCCTGTAAGCGGCGGCAACGTCACGGTTTTAACAGCGGTTCCATATGTTATAGCACTAGTCGAATAATATTCTGGATCGGTGTCTTCAATAATACGGCTAGAGTCTCCGGACATTACGGCAGTGCCTACACCCTTCAACTTTATATTGGGCATTGCATCAAAATATCCGAGTGTAGATATTGGAGCTCCTACGTCGTCGTTTTCATATTCAGATACCTTTGATACTATGGTTTTGGAAATATAAAATAAAGCTCCATTGTTAGGTGTCCCTGCACCATGAACCCGTATGTAAATTTTCGGCGGGATTGTATCAAACTTAAACCTGATTTCTTTTGTAATAATTTCAGAAGTATTTGCATTAAATATTAACTCTTTTACTATCGTACCGCCTGCGTATATATCGACAGCTAATGCGCCAGACGTTAACCCCTCGACATATGCCGAAGCCTGTAATATATAAAGTTCCCCTGCGTCATACATACTATCAAAAGGTAATTTTTGATAGACATATCCAGGCTTTTCTTCTGTGCCATCACCTCTTATAAGCATACATCTTACATTGTTTCCGGTATGCTCTTCGCTTGCTTCTTGCCCATCAGTAACCTTGACCCAATAATCAGGAGCAATGTTTACCAAGTCCCCATACCCTCGGGATAGCATTACCCTAAAACTGCCAGTCTGCCCTACTGCAATAAATGTCTGTGTTTCTGGGGAATAGTCTATCGACCACCACTGATTAGCGGCTAACGACGGCTCGAGATACCAGGACAGTCCGTTATTACTATACATTACATTGTTGGTTATGGAGGTATCATAACATACTACCACAGCGAGGTTAAGCTCATCTGAATAACAGATATCTCTCCACTGATTACGATAATATATAATTGTTGAAGATCCGGATGTCATTTCAGATGCATTATACCCTATGTTGTCAGCTCCGGCTTTAACTGCGGAGTTCGATGTTTTTAAGTATATTTTAACAGTTACTGCCTCGTTAGCCGCTCCCTCGAACACACAGTTATAACTTTTATTTTGGTAAGTGGTTGAGGTCTCCGTCCATTCTTTTATAGTCGTTTCTGAGATAGTGGCCGTCTGAGCTGTCATTTTAAGTGATGCTGTGGACCCTACGGTGATTATTCTTAGCCGGCAATGTACATTATCAAGTCTGTAATGGTCGCCACTTGTTAGTCCGGAGGCAGGCAGAACAAATGTTATAATTGGATTGACCGCTGCCGTGTAACTTGTAGCTGTGGTCGTGTAGTTCCAACCTTCTTGTGTCTGATCTTCCAGAGTTCTCACAACTGTACTGGCTCCGTTTGATGTAGAAGACGAAGCGTATGGCGTGGTTTGGAGCGTCCAGCTAATCCCATTCGGAGAAGTTATTATTTGCTGTGTGCCATTTTGTGAACAGGCCATAAATTGACTTTGAAGTTTAGCCCATATTACGCCGGTCCATTGTTGCGCAGGTGACGCTATAGATACAAAGTTAGATCCACAGTCATTAGAGTACATTATACGTTTTGATGCTGAGCCCCCAAAGGCTACAACCACGACCCTGTTTAGAGTCTCTGAATATGCAGAACTTAACCAGTTATTACTTGTAACGTCAGCCGGTCCTAAAATGGTAGAATAACTTACTAACTTATTATCTGAATATAATATCCGATTTCCGGACCCTGATTGCGCAAATGCCATAAGTCTTCCATTGCTTACTGTAGCGTTCGGAGGAATAAATAGCAGGTTGCTCCACTGATTAGTGTCAGATGGCGTGGTTACAGCCGTCCATTCTGCCCCGTCCGGAGAATATGCCAATAAGTCATAAGCTCCGGCTGCCGAGGTTACCGCACATATTACCCATATCCCCCAATCCGGACACCATACAAGACCTTTCCAGTTATTCGCATGATTTGACAGCACACTCCACCAGGGCGGAACAATCCATTCCGTACCTACCTCTGCCGTTGTTGGAGAATTAAATGACATTATCCGGTTAAGTGTTCGGGTTGCTGCGTTTGGCACATCACCCGAGGAAATAGTATCTGAAAATATTCTTGTTTCATATACTTCTCCGGTAAATGGGTATCTTGATGTTGCTCTTGGCACACATCCTATGGCACTGCGTACTGTTGACGTGGTCCCTATAGTTGCAGTTAGCTCGATCTCAAAAACTCCGTTAATATACAGTCTGAAAACTGTACCGTTTCTTGTTGCAACTACTTCAATAACTTGTCCAAGAGACACAGATTGGCCGGAAGTCGCAGTAACTGTAGTTCCACTATTATCCCTATGCTGAAATACGATTCTATTTAATCCTGATATACCGACGTTAATAAGCGGTGTGTTACTGTTGTCTTTTCCGACGCCGAAAACCATTTGGGTCGCGCCGATTTTACCGACCTTAAATTTAGTATAAATTGAATAATTAGAACTGTTTGAGATCCCAGGATCAGGCAAAGCTACATAACCCGTTGCCCCATCTAAGGCAACCCCTACAGTTTCTGTTCTTTCCCATCCTCCGGATGCTAACCCATGATGTTTATTTCCGCTATTGTCAGGTATTATTGACTTCCCTGATATCATACATCTTGGATCTGATGAAACGCTTGAGCCTACTGCTAACCACATCTCCAATTCTTTTGAATATCTCACATTCGTAAAATCTGCCGAGGATGGACCGGTGATACCTTCCCATTCAAGATTTGTAGGAGTAGACCACCCTGATAAATTGTTATTTTTTACGATGTTCCCGCTGTGAATATCGTCCGATGAAATTATACAAGACCCATTAACATAGTGATCCCTCACTGTTTTTATCATGCGCTCTTGATAAGGGAACTCGGTTTTAATCGTGGCTGAAAATACGAGATTTTCACCAGGAATATCACCGGCGTTCATGTCTTCAGAAGAAGCATGTATAGACATTAGACCGGAGATGAAATATCCTTTTCTAGACCCTCCGAGCTCTAGAAATGAACGGCCATCTTGTGATAATGCAGCCTTGATTTTATACAGGTCGTCCATCGACTCTGCGATGCCTGTAATCTCTATTTCGCTTCCTTTAAGACCCAGATCACCCAAATTAGTACCAACAAAGGAAGAACTTTCGGCCTCGCTAGTCCCTCTTACTCCTGTTGGCACGAATCTTACCATTTCAAAAGGCACGTTGTTTATATAGCTATTCAAGTCGTCTATATCCCTTTCAACATAGGGAAAATCAGTATCTACAATTGAGGCACTTGGAGGAATATAAACGCCACTTGAATCCGGAGGTGTATATTCGTCGTCGTCATCCTCGTCCTTTCCTCCGCCAGGCTCCGCGTTTTCTATTGGAGAGGTTGATTCTGATACCGGCGAAACTCCTTTATAATTTCCGGAGGCGTTCCCTGACATATATATATTAGTTGCAACCACTGATACTTTAGTAGGTGCAGCATTATAAATTCCCCATCCTTGAACTGCTGGACCGTTTGACGACCCTGAACGGAGCCCTAGAGTGTTTGTAATGTTACAGTTGCTAACTTCTAATTTATGGGTCTGTGTCGAGCTTATACCACCCGTAACCATGATCCCATTTGCATAACAGCCGTCAAATGTACAATATTCTATTTTTACGCCATTTCCCCACACTGCAAAGCCAATACCTGAAGACCATGAAGCCCAATCCGCCCATGCCACCTGATTTGAAAATTTACAATGATGGATATGAATACTCTGACTGCTTGAACCTGCTGTTTTTAACTGGTCATTAATCCAAATTCCGTCCAGGCTTGGACCCTCAAAGTAACAATTGTAAACCTGTATCCCGTTCGTAAGTATAGATTTATTCCCTTCATTGGCAATCTGCATACCATTATGACCATATTTAGCGGCTCCGTTATTGTGGTCTCCTGCATAAGCGAACATGTCACAGTCATGTACTGGTACATTTCGGCAGTTGTCTAGTCTTACACAACTGTCCGTAATACCGTAAAATGTAGAATTTGTTATCTCGTTTCCGTCTCCATCGACCTCTATCCACATCACAGCGTCATGCTGATGATTGCTAGCGTAACAGTTTGCTATACGGATATTTCCGCGCCCGAACATGACATGCATAAACTCGCCAAAACTATCGAGCGTAACCATGTCATGTATGTATATGTTAGTGCATTTAGTCCCGCTTCCAGAGGCTCCTTTAAAACCAAAAAGTCTTTCAACCCCTGATCCTGCACTTTGAAGTTTATCATGGGCATAACCTAATTTTGTGCTTTGATTGTTACAATTGCCGGACACTGCAAAGCCGCATATTTCAACATCGGCTACATATGCGTTTAACTGGCCTATAACTGGCGTGCCATTCGGAAATATACAATCATCTGGGCCTGTTCCACATACTCCATCTGGAACCCAAAGCCTGACCCCTGCCTCGGCCATCCAGGTCATTTTATTAGCGATCTTAATTTGGCCTTCAATATTATAGTCATGAGGTGCATTATCGTTTCCAGTCCCAAGCATTTTTATAATGTTCCCAGGATTGCTATTTGCCCACGTCATAGCGGTATTTATCTCTGCCTCATCGTGTGTTCCATCTGTCGTATAATACCCTGTTGGCCCGCCAGACCATGTAATTGTACGTACTTCACCAGTCATATTTGGATAACCCCTTTCCTTTTTGTGTTATTTGTCAGCTGTGCAGCTTGCAGTATTTTAACCCTTTTGTGTCAATCACTTTCCTACACTGCGCTTTGCATCGCTTACCACGTTTGAACTTGATTTTGTAGTATTAATGTTGATCGTGTTGCTTGTGTTGTTAGTGGTTGTCGTGGTCGTTTTTGCTGAAATGACCTTAACATTGCTTTCGCCGGTTCCACTGCCTCCGCGTGAGGTCTTCCCTAGTTTTGCTGTGGTATTCCATTTTCCGGCCAAAGCTGCAACATTTCCCACCTGTCCGGCAGAGGTTTTCAAGGCAGCACCGATTTTAGAGGATGCGCTTACCGCCGCGCTTGCTGCGTCGCTTGCCATGCTTGATATGTCCTTAAACGATGCTGCGTAACTACCGTTTGCATTTGTTGCTATCTGGACGGAATAGGTAAGAGCCTCTACTCCACTTTTGGCAGATGATACCGTGCCACTCATATCTGTGGATGCTGCCCCTACACTATTCATAGAGGTAACCATGCCAGCACCCGCCGAAGTAACCAAAGAACTCATGCCTGTTGCAGTGGACCCCGTTTGAATAAAAGATCCCTGCATTTGAGTACCCGAGTTAGTGACCGCCGACCCCATGCCGGTTGCAGAGCTCCCTGTTTGAATAAAAGATCCCTGCATTTGAGTACCCGAGTTCGTGACCGCCGACTGCATAGAGTTAGCGTCATAACCTACCATATTGAAGACAGACCCCATCAGAGTACCCGAGCCTTGCATACCTATTGCAGAGTTAGACATTGCTGTACCCATCCCTGTTGCTGCTGTTTCTACGGTTTGCCCGTCCCCTCGTATTGTTTCGGCTTTTGCGTGGATGTTTATCCCGAGACGTTCAAACTGGCCAACTATTCCGTCGATAGCACCAGTAACACTGGTCACCAGATTAGCAGGTATCAGGCTGGATATTTTTTCTTTAATCCAGTCTACGACTTCACCGACTCCGGATTTAAGAATGCTTGCAGCTCGTAATATTTCAGATGAAACTATCGTGAAAATATCTTTTAACAGATTCCACGAATAAGTTACCAATCCTGTTTTTTCGTTTAGATAATACAGACCCGCTGCAAGTAATGCTACCCCTGCAACTATAGCGGTAACCGGTAAAAGTACAGTGGATAAACCTACTCCTAGAGCCAGCTCTGCCGCTGCAACTGCTGAAGTCGCTACACCCAGTAAAATAAATCCAGATGTCAGTCCGGCTATAATAGCTATGCCTGCACCTGCCGCCACGATAAACGTTTGAGTTGTTTCTGAAATGTTAGATAGCCAGTTAGTAAGACCAATGCCAGCCTTTACAAGGGATTCTATAGCTCCCATTAAAGACCCTGCTTGTACGGTCATAGTCTGCATATCAAAGCCTACTAAGTCGGCTAGTGCCATTGTAACATTATCTTTTAGTGTAGATAATAATCCTGCTAGGGTCTTACTCCGTGCTTCCATTGCACCGGTATATTTTTGGAAAATACCATCTACACCTACTAAGGCAGCATTTATTGATTCTTTATTATTCCTATCAATTACCTTAACCTGCTGCTGGCCATATTGGTCGGTATACATCAATGCTGTTTTACCGGCTTCGGCCATTGATACCCCTAAACTTTCCGCGTTTTTCTTCGTTATTTCGACAGCTTTTACACCATACTCTTTCAGTCTCTCGAACTCACCTGTCTGAGCGTCGGCTAACATTTCGACAGTATCGTTCAAAGACTTGCCCATAGCGGCGGAAGTGTCCCCTAATATAGTGAGATAATCAGCTGCTTCTATTCCATAGGCTTTAAGCTTCACTGTAGCGTCCAGAAGCTCAGGGAACTCAAATGGAGTATTTGCAGCGAATGCTGATAAGTTCTGGAACTTTTCTTTTGCTGTATCGATGTCACCATATAGAACTGTAAGTGTTGTGCTAGCATCTTCAAAATTAGATGCCACGGCCAGCCCTGCGCCTGCTATGGCTGCTATGGCGGCGGGAACCGTGGCAATGCTCGCAGATAAAGCTAGTTTGGTTTCGTTACTCATCTGCGATAAATGAGTTGTGGCATTTGTGATAGCAGAATCGAGTTTATCAAAACTGCCCCCATCTATGTCCAACGCGGCTTTTGCAACAAGTGTACCTACTACCAGACCCATAAATCCACCTTTTTAACCCAAATGTGTAATTTGTCAGCTGTATAAACCACCTGATATTATCACATTTGGGTCATTTTCTACGCTCAGCCGCTTTAGTTTTACATCTTGCCGCGACGGCTTCGCCACGGGCTTTGATGCGTTCCACCTGTTCAGCTTCAGATATTTGCAGAAGTTTAGCTTTTAATCCTGCTGGTAAAAAGTCGGTTAACTTCCAAAGCTTTTTATCTTTGCGTTCCGTCCTGGGAGCGTTCAGTATCGACGTTTTAAGATCAGCGTGCCTGATTACTCTTTCTTCTTGATAGTCGAATCCTTCACATAGGATAATTTCAAGCTCTGCAATAGTCATTTTAAATGACACTGAAGGCAGTACCCTACATCCTGAAGCGTGGTATGCTGCCCTCTGAAGTCTGTCTATAAAATCATATACGTCTAGATCCTCTGATTGATCTCTGGGGGTTCCAAAGGGCTAGATCCTGGTCTCGGCCTGCGTCTTCGGTATATTGTAGCTGGCTGTTTACTGGTCGCTCCGCCCTGCATAGGCATGTCTGCGCCCCCAAATGCTGAGCTCTGGTTTGGTCTCTGGCCCCTATCATAGCTATTATTCGGAGAGTTATTCATTCCAGATGCTTGACCCTGTGTATTGGGGTTATCAGCCCCGTTGTTTCCAGCGATAGGATACGTTTTTACCATTGGCTCGCCTGGGTCTACATATTCTTTATCATCGCCATAATACCCTTCGTGTTCGTACTCATCACCAGACATGAAGTCGTCGTCGTCGTTGGATTCGCTTCCATCGTCTTTCCCTGGGATTTCAGAGGAAGATATCAGACTTTCCTGTATAGCGGAGTCAATCAGTACGTCAATGGCAGAATTCAACCGGTTCAGTTCAGCCTGTGCTTTTTTAATCAGAGCAATCTCCCGCTCTTCGCTGATCTGCTCTATCTGTTCAGCAAAGGCTCTCTGTTTCTCTACCGTCTTCCTGTCATATAGACCACTGTCTACAAAGGCATCTACTATTTTTTTATCTAGTTCTTTGTGCCCATAGATAACAAGGTAATCCTGGACCAATTCTGTAGTTTCTGCCGTGGTAATTGTTGGGTTATCATGCAAAAGCCCTACCCGTATCATTTCAATTAGGGTATTTTCTGGGATACCTTCCCCGCCTTTGTTTTCATCTTCCATAGCCATGAGTCCAGCTACAAACCCTTTTTTTGTCCTGGCATTGACCACTGCGAACAGTTGAGGAAAATATCCAATTGGATACGATAGTGTTTTACCGTTAATAAATGGAGTTTCTGCTATCATGTCAATTTCTCCGATTATGCCCTGCTAATCCAGATGTTAATGAATCTGGTAGCCGCGTCGTCTGCTTGTACTGCAAGTAATACTCTGGTTACAGTGTTTGCTGCTCCAAGAGTTATATTTCCTGACATTGTGCCACTGGTAAGCTCGGTCCATGAATATCCATTATCCAAGCTGTAGCCGATAAATGAAGCTCCGGAAGCAGTCACTTTAATAGTTTCTGCGGCGGTTGCTGAAAGCTCATTAACAACTATGTCCGTTACAGTGCTTGCGACAGATGCCTCCACGGTTGAAGGAATCACAGTTCCCGTTGTGATCTCAATCTTTGATATGGAAGCTCCTGTCGTACTCTTCCTAAGCTTTCCGTCAGCTTTCAGACTACCGGCGAACATTGCGGTATTGTCTTCTGCGTCTGGTTTGAATTGCATCACCAGAGCATCGTATTCATACACAAGTCCGGACTCGGTAAGAATCACCTGGAATACATGATGGACGTTATCATCAAGTGCAGCCTCTAAGAGCATTTGACCCGCGTCATTCGGAATCAGCAATCCTGAAATGTCCACTGTTCCGCCGTCATACTGATTTTTTCCAGTCCTCGAGTATTTCCCTGTGATATATGAACTTGTGTTTTTATCGCCATATTCGCCATCGGGAATAGGCAGAACGTCGAGATTAAGCCCGTTGATTTCCGTACCATCAATCATAAAGATTGTTAACCAAGTGTCTTTCGCATCGTCAAATATCATAAATTCACCTTTGATATTTTATTGATACTGTTATGTTGTATATTGTTCCTTCTGTTTTATTTGTCTTGACGTGAGTGTATCCATTACAGGAAATGCGTTCAAAGTAAGTATCACCCTGTGTGATGTTACCTTTAAGCCTTAAAAACTCACTTAATTCTTGTGCGGTGCTCTTTGCGGTTTCCAGATCAAAATCCCTTACTGATATTACTATAATACCTCTGTAAATGTGCCTCCCGCCTGTAAAATGTAAATCGCCTTGCCCTGGTTCGGATCTCAAAACTACGCAATTTTCATTATCTGGGTCCATATATTCAAGATATATATTTAATGTGTTAAACTGGTTCCCTATATAATCCGCGAAATCGTCTATCCAGTCAGTCATATGCTCACCTGTTTCAGATATCCCGCTGCAGTGGTCAATAATCGTGGGGCATGATTATTGAAAGGTATCCTCAAAAATCCGGCCTGACCTATCGGATGGTAAGCGTTCGGGTTTTCGTGTACCGTTGGAGAGTAAAAGGTATTATAATACAGAGTTACCTCAATCCTTGACGCTCCGCGGTCCATTTGTATATTGCCAGTCCCTACCATCTCGCCGGTATCAATCGGACAGTAATTGTCTTTACTGTCGTTCATTGTATCCCTGCCCCATTCTTCTAAGGCTCTCGCGCCCTGCTCAGCATATTTTCTTTTGACTTTTGCAATGTTACGCGTACAAACCTCTAAACCGGTTACACCCTCGAACTTCTTACTCATTTTATGTTTTCCACTCCTAATGTGACTTTTATACCCCTGAGTATATGTAAACGCATATCTTCTAACATTTTCACTGACTTTATAGGGGCTCTCATGCCTTCTATCATTATTACGCTTTCGTTAGTCACATCGGTATTGACAGGAAATACGACCCATCCAGAGTTTATATAGGGTTTTTGCCCATCGTTGCTTATTTCGACAGAATATTCACAACTTACCTCAGATGGTATATTAGTATATTTTTGATGATATCGCCCGTTATAAGATGGGCTTTGTACAGTACATGTTTTGGAAAAGCTCATCATTCCGTTATCCATCATCTCACCTTTATATAGCATATATAACGGCGTTTACAGTTATTGCTCCGCTGTCGGTTGCAAATTTGGCCCCTAGTTTGACAGTGCCTTCTCCTGCACCTATCCCCTGGATAATATAGCATTTATCGGTTGCAGATGAAGACACTTGAGCAACCGTTACCGATGATAAAAACACATCAGTAACCGTTATCCCGTCAAAAGATATCTGGTTATATATGTTAATTGTCAGGTCTCCGGCGGTTGATTCGTCTGGTTTATGGACCGCTAACAGGTAATAACCAGTATTGGACCTTTCCCTGAGTGCATCAGCCGTAGTTAACAATTCTGTGGTTAAATCGCTCGTGTCATCGAAAACTATTTCAAATGAAGAGGCCACGCCGGTATTGACTCGGTCCTCAACCGTCACAACGAAAACGTCAAGATTTGTGAATTCTGAAGCATAAGGACATGTTAAGGTAAATGTTGCCCCTGAAGATGTAATATTAAAGGATGTTAGATCATTAACATTATTCTTGCTATTGTCGTAAACTGGCCGCTTCCTCGACAGGTTGAATATGGAAACTATTTGGGACTGTTCTATGGGAACGCCTGCGTATAAGGTCATTATTTGAGTACTTGAAACATACTCGACATCAGGTATGATTTTTATGATAATTCCCTCCATACGAGTTCTTGCTTACTTGTAGGTGATGGAATAGGATTACGGTCCAGTGACGAAAACCATATTTCTGAATCGTCCCTCTCCGCCTCTAAGTTGTTAATGGATATGTTATATTCGTCCTGGTTAAGTGACGAAACGATTTCTACATATTTAGTCATGTAATAGTTTTCAGGAATCGTTTTATCCTTTAATTCGTATGAATAATCATTTCCGAAAGACTCTTTTTTTACAGAACCGTTATCGGACAGTACAGCATTATGGTAACAAAGATCAGCGATTAGATACGCTGCTCCCCATTCTCCACCGGATACAAATGTTCCATTTATCACCAATCCGTCTGCAATCAATTTAGACTCAAAGCTACTGACCAAATTATTGAATCGGTCTAATGTCAGTGTGTCGGCACCGTCTGACCCAACGGTATAATTGCCGTTGGACACGTCCATTAAATAATGGGAGTCTAGGGAAATGCTCATCATATCACCTTATACAAGACCAGTTAGTTTGTAAAGAGCCTTGTTTTTCCCGCTGTCATTCGTGTATATTGGTGCTTTTACCTGCCTCCAAATGTCCGATGTATACATGGTTGCCCCTGCGTCGCTGCTGTCCTCTGTCCTTATCCTGGCTGGACCTTTCCCAAGAATGGCACAATATTTTGAAGCCCCCACAAAGGCAGCACCGGAGGTGACCCTTGAGTCTGTGAAGATGTCCAGCCCGAGACCTGGAACCCTGCCAATAGCTCCGGCAAGGATAGTAGGAGAACCATAACTGAGCTTTAGCAGCGTTTCGTTTTGACAGTATGCAGCAAAGGCAGTATCAGACATTACAATGAAATTGGCCTTGTATGGTTTGCACGCCTGAATTGCTGTCGTCAGGTCGTAATAGATACTATTTGTTGGAGTAGACCACGGATAGGTTGCGCTTCCGGTCTGCGGGTCTACGTCGAAAGCCGCGACTGTTTTCTTATCAAGCTTGTCCGCTAGGGTCTGGCCTGCGCTGTTGATCTGAATCTGTAGAGGATCACCCGAACGGCTCTTAAATTTGGATTCATCCGATGCAGCGAGTCTAACCCTGTCCTTCTTCAGATTAAACTCAATGTTTGTGAAGTATCCGCCGTTGATACCTGACGTTTCCAGTTCACCTAAGTCCTCATCTGCTCCACCTGGGTGATAGATAGGAATAGATCCGTCAAGATTTGGAACTTCTACCTGGTCAATCAGACTTACAACGTTTGACAGCTCGAAGCCTGCTGTCAGGATTCCTTTTAATATGTCGGCTCTATCGAGGGAATCCGCGATAGTACCGGCTGTTGTCATTCCATTACCCATATTACAACCTCGTTATATTTAGTTACCAAGTCCTACCCAAATTGTGCCGACTGCTCCGGATGCAAACTCTTCCATTGCAGTACCGATTACTTCTCCCACCGCACCGGCATTACTTGCGGCAGCTTTGCCAGTGTCACCGGCCATAACCAGAGATCCCTTTTTAATAACGGCTGCTGTAGCGGTCACGGTCACGCGCCCCCAGATAACAGCTCTTACACTGGTCCCGTCTGTCCCTGCGTCTAGAGCTACAGCAAATTTACCTTTGTCAGTGCCAACGACCGGATCATATTTTCCGTCTGCCTCGAGGTGTATAATGTCACCTACGGCAGTTGTTGCGCCCACTGTTAAAGTAGATACAACGGCTTCAAGTCCTTTAATTTCTCCTGGATTTGTCATGTTTGTTACTCCACGATGATCTGGGAACAAAGCCCGTCTGTGCTTATGCTTCCGTCGGCGTTATGTGATGGCTGACCTTTGTTAATCTTGGATGTCGCATTGTTAAGGTACTGTGCACCTTCTACCTGACGGCTTACCTGGGTAACCCTGGTGATGGTGTCGTTATACATGCTGACAATAGCTTCCATTACCGACAGAGGGTTATTGTTAAGTCTGTCTGTCAGGTTGTCTGGTCCAAGACGTTTAACCATTTCTACCGGCAGCACTGAAATTATACCCTGGATTTTGTTGTTTCTTTCCCGAACTTCGTAAGCGTGAAGTCTTGCCTTCAGGTCTTCGTTTTGAACGGTCAGGGCTTCCTGTACTGCTCCGGCTCTGGTCATGTCCTGGATATACTGCTCTCTTAGGTTCAGGTAGTCCTTTGATCCCTGTATTCCCGATATTGGAGGCAGGTTTTCCTCGGGTTTTCCTACAGGCATTGATACTATGCCTTCTGTTGTCCCCGTGCCCGATGCTTCTACGGATGCGTTTGGGTTTCCTGGCTTCATGCCTTCTTTTCCGTTACCGTCTTTAGGTTCTCCCATTGATACACCTTCTATATTTCTTTTGTTTAGGAACCCTGCCCCATAATCAGCAGGCAGGTTGTTTTGATCTTCAAAAAATACCAATACATGACTTGGATAGATTTGGCCTATTAATTGGTAACCGTCGTCTGCGCATTGGAACCCTGTAGATAAACCTAACTGGCCTGTCTCTATAAGTCCCTCTGCATATTCATCTGTCAGGTTAACATCCGCGTATAATCTCGGGTGTCCGGTCTGTATAATCTGGACTCCCTGGATAACGCCGGCAATTCTTCCGCCTACTCTATTAAGCTCTTCCTCTGGGTTTTCATTGAACTTTGTAATGTCTGGGTGTTGCGGCCCATAGATTACAGGGATTCCATCCCATCGGTCAAGGTATTTTTTAAAGAGGTCTTGAGGGAAATATATCCCCCATATTGACCGTTCTAAGGTTTGGAGTATCGCTTTGTGAGACTTGTGTAGATGGTTTTTCAATGCCCCGTTATGAGGGACAATAGACCCTTTAAAATACCGGTCATTCACCACTGTTTTACTCACCAACCTTTTTAAACCCAATATAAGGAGTTCTATTATGTATATTTATCGACATGTATTGTCATTAATGTTATTAGTTTGATTAAATCTATTATTACGATGAAAGATATTAATACTATGCGCGTCATTAGTAAAGCATGGGTGAACAAAATATCCCCTCAGATGAAACATGTAACGACCAAGAGTTAACAACTATATCCCTTAGAAAATGCACTAAAGAACGCCTGAAGCCACATGGACAGAAGGGGCAGACCTGGGATAATATAGTTTTGAATCTGGTTGAAAGCGTCGAAGGAACCTGTACCAACTTCGCAAATGATGTGGTACTGCCGGTATATATGAAAAATCCCTCCGGAGAGGGAGAGATACAGGTAGGTCATGTTAAATGTAATATTGTTGCGGGAAAGCCTCCGAAAGTGAAAGGCGAACTTGAACTATTTGAAGTATATAAAGAGGTGCTTAAAGAGGGTAAGACATTCCAAGACCCAATTTAAAAGTCGCACCCTTCGCGGGTGTGTGGATTGAAATCAAGACCCAATTTAAAAAATGAAGGGGCAGGCTATGAAAATAACTATAAATAATAAAAAAGTAAAAGCGGGACAGTGTTAAATTAACGTTACTGTCTGCGGGTATAATGTTATTAAAAGTGGCCTCACGCACGGGCTCACCATGCGAATAAACGACACGAGCGGAGATATGGACATGTTTAAGAGGGTTTTTTATGAGGATACGGATGGTTACGGGATTCTTTGTATAAGGTGTTCTCATACTCTAGGCCCTATATACTACTATGTTCACCTACTGCCGCCCGATACCGTTTATATCTGTCAGTGCTTGAACAATACCCCTGCTAAAATGATAGTTTCAAATTGATCATAAATGTGATAATAATGGTTACAATTGAAGGCAATACACTGATTATAGAGGCGTTTCATAACCATTTTCAAAGTGAATTGAGGTCAATAAAAAGATATGAGATTTTATATATTTCTGAAGTCGGTGAAGAGACCTTTAACGAAATCTTAGAGAAGTGTCAGTATATCGAAATTCATTCGGTTGAGACTGATTACTTTTTTACGCGCCGAATGAGGACATGTATAAGGTATGATGAAATAATAATAATTTCGTGGTAAATAATGGAGGTGTGATATATGATTGATAGTAGTTTCTGGACCATATTTATAGCCATGGTGTTTACTCTTGGGATAGCTTCGGGCCTGCTTATCGTGGCTCTGTTTGACCTGTCGGTATCTGTGCATAGGAACACCCCAAAGCCAGTTATCCAAAAGCCGTCTAGGTCTTCTAAAAAGGAACCTGGGAATGCAAACGATAAAGACAACGTGACCGATTTCAGCAAAGAGCGTGTTTGAACTCTGGCAGAGGTTACTATATGAAACCATTAACAAGCCTAAAACTGCACTTCCATATAGTCGATTCCGTGGTAGTGTATTACAAAGACGAACTTGAAGCCATTGAAAAAGCAACTGACAAAATCGGATGTTTTGAATGGATGCAGCTTTGGGTATCCGAAGGCATCAGGGAACGGGCGGAACTTACTAGCTCCATAAGTAAAGCCGCATTGTTACAGGTCGAACGTGAAGCTGAAAGTTTGCCGATAGGTGATAAATCACTTTCAAATACACTTAAAAGGACTGAAAGAGTCGAGGTTATACTACATGAAAACGTTGAATATATGCGCGCAGAATCCGAGCTTAAAGCCCTGCGTTTTGAGTCAGAAATGCTCAGGATTGCAATACAAGCCGAACGCCGAACGTTCATTGAGAAACATACTAATTTTATAAGTGGGGTTTAAACCTCATTTATTTTTTGGTGATGGTATGCCAATCTATCAATTGTTTATGAATAATACTCCTGCTTATTGGCAGGAAGTCGGTAATCGGATACAACAAGGGTTTGAATTATATAACACTGTTCAGGACTCTTCATACTTCACACTGAACGGAATTACCATAATAATTACGTTAATCGATTAATATGGAGTGATGTTTATATGTATGATAATGGAGCGCTTTATGGCTGGACTGATGTAATAATTACTCACGGTGTTTTTGGAGAAGTAATTTCTATCATCGATTATCATGCCGGTGAATGTTGCATAATTAACCCTGGGGACCAATGGAGGGAAAAGTAATGGAAATCAAAATTACTGACTCCGTCATAAATGTGGTTACAATGACCGTTTACAGGTTTGTTCTTGCCTTAATAATTACCATTGTTGCATCTTGGGTTTATTCCGTGCCGATTGAGCATATAATGATAGGTATTACGGTTACTTATCTAACTGAAATATTCATAATTCTCAATGATTACTATTTATAACTATTACGGGTGTTGATATGAGAGATACACGAAGATTAAACACTGTTACGGTAACTGAATTTAATGAATTGGTAGGTATTATTGGATCTGGTGACCGCGCTATGATTATTTATCTTGGTGAAAATAATCAAGATACCTTTTTTAAATGGAATCATCGGGTAGGCTCCTTTTATGATCCGGATATTAAGCTCTTGATCGCTAAAGACCAGATTACGCAAGGGTTGAGCATATGCCATAGTATCGGAGAAACGCCAGACAATACCAAAAATATTGTTTTTGCCTTCAAAAAAATTGAAGAACAGTTAGAATGTTTAGAACAGTTACTCGATGGGAAAGCACGTAATACAAACGCGGGTAACTCTATAGCAAAGTGGTATGTCAGTAATATTAAGAAAATAATTGGAAAGGTCTTAGGGTCTAGTTAATTATATATACATGTATGATTAATTAGGGTATAGCAGTATGCTAAATATTAGAACCGATTGGAGACCTTTAAAATGCCTATAGAAAAATATCAACTTGAAAAAACCTTATGGGACGGTTTTGTAGACACCAGAGACTTTATAATAGCTGATAATGCCACAAGTGTACTTCTTGAGAGGATGCCGGCAGATGCTTTAAACATAAGTTGTAATATCCTTAACCGTTTTCAGATTATTTGTGATGCCTCCGAGGTGTGATATATGAATAACAAATTTTGTTCTAAATTTCGCCCTGGTAAAAGACAAAATTGTAAGTCATCGCCGTTAATTACCTGTTGGGTAAGCTCTATTAATCCGGATGTTGATGCATTTTATCAGGATATGAGAATGGAACATATTTTTTATGAAGTTGCGGCGGATGACTGGGCCACGGGCACAACAGAATTGACAATTTGTGAAAGTGATATTCTTAGGGTCCAAAAACTCAAAGACAAATATCAGGTATGAGAACATGAAACAGAAAATAGGATGTAGCAGGTCGGGAAAGCTCCCACCTGATGAAAAGGACTTATGCCAAAATTGTTTATTAAAATTTGAAGAAGATAAATGCAAAGAAAACGTTAGAAGAAACAACTGGTTTATTATATATATGGAGGTATAATTATATGAAGCCACTAACTGCCGCTATATTGAACGTAATTCCTGGTCTTGGGCTGTATATGATAGGATTTCAAAAAAAAGCATTTATGACGTTTTTGGTGTTTTTGATGTGTCTAACTATTCCTTTGTTATGGATGTTTTTACCCTGTTGTTTTGTGTTTCCTGCTGTGCAAAGTTACAAGTTGGCTAAACAGTAGCAACTGCCAGAATATACAGACATGATTATACTTCCTGAAAAACCATTTTTTACTGGAGGGATTGACATATTTAGACTCCAAGCATTATATGATTGGTGTATGTATCAGGCTCGGTCTGCTCATCAAGCCTCGAAGATACAGACTAGTGAAAAAAAGATGTATACTAATATTGGACGTGAAGAAGCGTATACCGAAATTGCGAATAAAATCGAAAAGTTACAAACTGATATGAGGGAATGACATGACGAAACAAGTATTATTAGACCACGAGTTAAATTATTTTGGATGTAACCGTGTTTGTGCCAGCCGACGACGCAAATTAGGTTTGACTGTTCCGGATAATGAGAGAGATATTGAATTGCTAATCTGCAATACTGAGCCATGTTTTCCGTTTTGCCCGAATT